TTCTCAAAGAATGGAAGAATCAGTTGCTATTGATAGGCTGTATGAATTAGCAATGAGTGTAGTACAAGTTGATCCTTCAATTATGGATAATATAAATCACGATGAAGCAATAAGATTACGAGGTGATTTATTAGGTGTTCCCAAAATTATTTTAAGAGCAAGAGATGAAGTACAAGAATTAAGAGAGCAAAGACAACAAGCACAAATGGCACAACAACAAGCACAACAACAACAACAAGCACAAGCTGCTTTAACACAAGGTCAAGCTATGTCAGAAATGGGTTCACCAGAAGCACAAGAAGGTATGGCACAAGCTGAACAAGCGGCACAGGAAGAAGGTCTTATTTAATGGCTGACAGTGATGACGAATTAAAACAATTAAAAAAGGATTACCAAATTACATTTTCATCTAAAGAAGGTGAAAGAGTATTAGCAGATATAACATCTGCTTATTATCATAGGAGTTCATTTAAAAATGATCCTTATGAAACGGCTTACCGAGAAGGACAAAGATCGGTAATAATCAGAGTAATTAATCTAATAGAGGAGAACAAGAATGTCTAACGAGGGAATGACCACTAACGACAATCTAGCAGAAGAAACGGTACAATCAAGTACAGTTTTAGGATCGGGAAGTGACAATCAAGATTGGAGATCATCACTACCAGATGATTTAAGAAATGATGCTACTTTACAAAACTTTAAAGATATTGAAAGTCTTGCTAAAACAGTAGTACATCAACAAAAAGTTTTGGGTAGTAGAATACCTATACCAAAAACCGATGCAGAAAGATCTGAACTTTATACTAAATTAGGAAGACCAGAAACTTCGGAGCAATATAAAATAAATATACCAGAAACTCATAAGTCTTATTTTCAAGATGAAAATGTTTCGCAGTTTAAAAATGTTGCACACAAAATTGGATTAAATAACGAACAAGTAAATGCCTTAATTGATTACCAATTAAAAACAATTGATAATCAAGTTAGTACAGAGCCAAGTAAAATTGCAGCTGAAAGAACAAATACAGAAAATGCTTTAAAAAAAGAATGGGGATATGAATATGATAAAAATGTTAGATCCGCACAAAGAGCATTAAGTGTATATGGAGATGATGAAATTAGGCAATTAATGGACACAGAAGCAGGCAACAATCCTGCTGTTATAAAAATGTTTGCCAGATTAGGTGCGGAAGTTACGGAAGATATGGCTAAAAATACTCAAAACAATAGTTTAGCAACTTCTCCTTTAGATGCACAATCTGAAATAGACAGCATTTTTAGTAATGCCAATGATCCTTACCATAGTAGTATGCATAAAGAGCATTCAAATAGAGTTGAATATATGCGTCAATTACATGAAAAAAGATTTGGCAAATAGTAAAAAATTTGATATAATTTAAAAATCTAATTCGCCCTAATTTTAGGAGAACGAAAAAGTAGCCGTGATTGGCTTTAAACTTCCGATATGATCGTATCGTTTACGGTAAGGTTTCCCGCAAGGATAAAGACCGATAATACGGAATATGGATTGGTATTATGTATCATTCCCACTATTCTTTAAACTCTTAAAAAAAGGACAAAACAAATGTCAACACAAATAACAACAGCTTTTGTAGAACAATACAAAAGTAACGTGTTTCATTTGGCTCAACAAAAAGGTTCTAGATTAAGAAGTGCGGTTAAAACTGAAACGGTTACAGGAAAAGCACACTTCTTTGAAAGAATTGGGTCAACTGCGGCACAATTAAGAACTTCTCGTCATTCGGACACTCCAAGAGTGGACACTCCGCATAGCAGAAGAAAAGTAACAATGAACGACTACGATTGGGCAGATTTGATTGATCAGGAAGATAAAGTTAGAATGCTTATATCTCCGCAATCTGAATATGCACAAGCTGGTGCTTTCGCAATGGGTAGAGCTATGGATGACGCAATTATTGCGGCAGCTACTGGTAATGCACTTGGCGGAGTTTCAGGTGGAACTTCAATTGCTCTACCAGCGGGTCAAAAAGTGGCTCATGGTTCAGCTGGATTATCAGTAGCAAAATTAATTTCTGCTAAAGAAATTTTAGATGCAGCTGAAACTGATCCAGATGAGCAAAAATTTCTTGTATGTTCAGCAGGTCAGATTTCTGATTTGTTAGCAATAACAAGTGTCACTTCTGCTGATTTTAATTCAGTAAAAGCGTTAGTACAAGGTCAAATTGATACATTCATGGGCTTCAAGTTTATTAGAACACAAAGACTTGGAACAGATGGTGATGGCAATAGACAGGTGCTAGCATTTAATCAATCCGCATTAGGTCTTGCTGTTGGATCAGATATTTCTACAAAAATTTCTGAAAGAGCAGATAAGAACTATGCAACACAAGTATTTTTATCTATGACTATCGGAGCTACGAGAGTAGAAGACGAGAAAATGGTTGAAATTGCTTGTACAGAATAATAGGAGTATATAGATATGGCTGTAACAACACAAAATAGTGCCGAGTACACTAATAGAATAGCTACTCCTCTTGTAACTGCTGATGCTGTTAATGATAAGGGTAAGTTAAGAACTTTAACTTTTACTCACGATCAAGACGGTACTGGTGATGCAGGATCAATTGTAAGACTTGGAAAGCTACCTGCTGGAAAAGTTAAAATCCTAGGTGGTTTATCTAGATTTTATTGCAATTGGACTGCTGTTACACAAACAATGGATATTGGCTGGGAAGCCTACACAGACCCTAACGGAACTGCAGTAGCAGTAGATGTTGATGGTTTAGTAGATGGCTTGGATGTTGATGCTGTTGGGTACTTTGATATGGAAGGTAATACTGCGTCAGGTAAACTGCTTGGTGGAAACTATACATTTGAAAGTAGAGATGGAGTTATCATTACTGCAAAAGCAATAGGTGCTTTAGCAGGTAGTGATGATCTAGCTGGTGTAATCACTTACATAGTAGATTAGTAACAATAATTATTGGGGGCGATTTATAGTCGCCCCTTTTAATAACATAAAAAATTATGGCTACAGAAGTATCAATTTGTTCAAACGCATTAAGAAGATTAGGAGATGATCCTATCACATCTTTGACAGATGATACCGAAAGAGCAAGACTTTGTAATTCATTTTATGCAGATGCAAGAGATGCTGTATTAAGACTTCATCCTTGGAATTTTGCAATTACAAGAGCATCATTAGCACAATTAACAGATACGCCATCTCATGGTTTTGCGTATCAATATTCATTACCAACTAGCCCTTATTGTTTAAGAGTTTTAGGAATGGAATATGAGGATTATATTTTTAAAATAGAAAATTATTCTACACAAGGTAGAGTATTATTAACAGATGAAAGTTCTGCAAAAATTTTATATGTAGCAAGAATAACAGACACAACACAATTTGATGCATTATTTGTTGATGTATTAACTGCAAAATTAGCAGTAGATTTAACTTACCCAATTACAAACAGTTCTGCTCTACAAGATAAAATGCAAAAACTTTATGAATTAAAACTTTCTGATGCACGAAGTATTGATGGACAAGAAGGATTTATTGACGATCTTGTTTCTGGTACTTTCATTGATTTTAGAAAGGCTTAATGGCTAGAGTACATCCTTTTCAAACCAACTTTACTGCTGGGGAATTGACACCAAAACTTGCTGGCCAAGTTGATTTTAAAAAATATAACAATGGCGTAGAAACACTTGAAAACATGACAGTGTTTCCTCAAGGTGGAGTATCAAGAAGAAGCGGAAGTAGATTTGTTTGTGAAGTAAAAGATTCAACTGCAATTACTAGACTAATTTCTTTTGAATTTAATATCACACAAGCATACGTTTTAGAATTTGGAAATAATTATATAAGATTTTTAAAAGACAATGGTCAAATAACAGAAATAGCAAAAACAATAACAGCTATTACTCAAGCAAACCCTGCTGTAGTAACCTCTACTGCTCATGGTTTTTCAAATGGCGACCATGTTTGGATTGCAGATGTAGTAGGAATGACTAGACTTAATGCAAGAAGATTTGTAGTTGCAAGTTCTGCAGCTAATACATTTGCATTAACAGGTGAAGATAGTACAAGTTATGATACTTATAGTTCTGGCGGAACTGCGTCTAAAACATATGAAATAGCAACAACATATACATCAGCAGAATTATATGATTTACAATTTACACAATCAGCAGATGTTATGTATATTGTACATCCAAATCATCCCCCTGCAAAATTATCAAGAACAGCTCATACAACATGGACTTTAGCTGATGTTGATTTTACTAACGGCCCATATTTAGATGTAAATACAACAACAACAACTTTAACACCAGCTTCTGCTGGAGTAGGAGCAGGTGTGAATATTACAGCGTCTGCTATAACTGGAATTAATGATGGAGTTGGATGGTTAGCTACAGATATAGGTAGAGAAATATCTATGAATAGTGGTAAAGCAACAATTACAGCAAGAACAAGTGCTACAGTCGCAGTTGCTACAATTACAGTAGCTTTTGCAGACACAACAGCTATTACAGCTTGGACATTAAGTGCATGGTCTGCAACAACAGGCTATCCTAGAACAGTATCGTTTTTTGAACAAAGATTAGTATTTGGCGGGTCATCAAGTTATCCTCAAACTATATGGGCAAGTGAATCTGGTTTGTATGAAGAATTTGACATAGGTAACGGAAGTGCAGCAGATGCATTTATTTATACAATAGCAGCTAACAAAGTAAATGTTATTAGGTGGTTAGCACCTGCTAGAGATTTAATTGTAGGAACTGTTGGAGGTGAATTTAAAGTAGCAAGGCCTGCTGGTGAGCCTTTAAAGCCAGACAATGTTAATATTGCACAACAAACTACATATGGCGGATATACAACACAACCAATTCAAGTAGGTAGTGAAGTTTTATTTGTACAAAGACAACAAAGAAAAGTTAGATCATTTGCATATCGTTTTGAAGATGATGCCTATGTAGCACCAGACATGACATTACTTGCTGAACATATAACAGATACAGGAATTGTTGACGTTGACTACGCACAAGAGCCAGATTCTATTTATTGGGCTGCAAGAACTGATGGAACATTATTAGGAATGACCTATCATAGAGCAGAAGATGTAATTGCATGGCATAGACATATTTTTGGTGGCTCTAATAAATTTATATTTAATGGTGCAACTGGAGTTCTTGATTATCTTAATGATGCTAATTTTAATGGATATATTACTATAACAGCACATGGATTATCTACAGGAGATGAAGTAACTTATAGTGCTGGTGGTGGAACTAAAATACCAGAATTAACAGATGGTGGAACATATTATGTTTTTGCTAGAGATGCCAATACATTAGAATTAGCAGATACATATGCACAAGCAGTAGATAGAACAATTAAAAGAATATCAGATGGTGTTGGTGCAAGTCACTCTTTATCAACAAAAGCTAAAATAAAAAGTATAACTTCAATAAATGAAACACTTGAAAATCAAGTTTGGATAATATGCGAAAGAAGAATTGATAATGTAAAAAGACAATATATAGAATATTTAGATTCAACATTAAACATGGATTGTACATTATCCGCATTAGTAAATGACGGAACAACAGTAGTAACGGGGCTAAATCATCTTGAGGGGGAATCCGTACAAATATTAGTAGGAGATGCAGTATTCCCAAATCAAACAGTTACAGGAGGCAGTATTAGTGTTACATTACCTGCGTCAGCAAGTTTTAAAAGTATTGAAATTGGACTTGGTTATATATCTAAAATTAAAACTATGAAAATTGAATCTGGATCTCAAGCAGGTACTGCACAAGCAAGAAAAAAAAGATATAATGAAGTTGTGGTAAGATTATATAAAAGTGTAGGTTTGATTGTAAATGGGGAACAAATACCTTTTAGATCATCTTCTACCCCCATGGGTCAAGATATTCCAGAATTTACTGGAGATAAAAGAGTAAGTAATCTAGGATGGAATAGAGATGGACAAATTGAAATTGAACAAAGACAACCATTGCCTATGACAGTTTTAGGTATAACAGGAACATTAGTAACAAGCGATTAATATGGACAATAAAATACTAGAAGCTAAAAAATTATTAGAACAATATGCACCAGAAGGTGAATTTCTTGCATACATCAATAAAGATGAAGAACAAATACTAAAAAATTTAGGTGGTTCTGGGGAAAAGATTAAAGAAACAGGAATACCGTCTTTTAATCCATTATTTATAGCTGGTGCAATGCTCTTTAGCACAGGACTGTCTTACATGGGAAGCCTCCAACAGTCTAAACAAATGAAAGCGGCTGCTGCATGGGATCAATACCATTTAAACATTAAAAAAGCACAAGACACTATTATGGCTAATAAACAAGCAGCAAATATATTAGATGAAAAAAGAGCTGCTATTGGTGCAAGAGGCGTACAATTTACAGGTTCAACTTTAATGGAGCAGGAAAGTGTTATAGATAATTTAGAAGATACTTTATTTTGGGTAAATAAAGGTGTAGAAATGGATTTAAGAACTATGGATGTAAGACTTGCAGGTGCATTGGCAAAAGAATCGTGGGATAGAAAAACTAGTTTATTAACTGGTATGACCAAAAGTTACCAAGCAGGTACAGCTAAAGCATAGGTATGTTTAAAGTAAAGGTTTGGGGTAAAGATAATATAATGATATTTGATGGATATACAAAACAAATTCCAAAAGCAGGCCAAAATTTTTTGGCTTGGACAATTACTAAAGATAAAAATGGGGCAGTAGAAAAAGCAGAATTTAACCCAGCAACATATAGAATAACTTACGAGGAAATAAATGGCAATTAAAATACCTAGGGGAGAAATACCAGCACCTTCTGTTGGAAATAGAGGGAGTAGTGTTTTGAGTGCTGTTCAAAGTAATAAAATTGATTATGATAAAGCAACTGACACATTAGATTTTATTAGCAATAAAATTAAAGCACATAATGATAAAATTGAAGCTCAAAGAATAGATAATAAAAATACACTTAATAAAGCATTATTACAAGGCGATATAGATTCATTACTAGAAGATATTAACAATAATCAAAAACTTTCCACCGATGGAACAATAGAAAGTTATAATGGATATTATGAAAACAACAAAAAAAAATTAGAAGATAAGTACAAAAAAATTTACAAAAATGATGATAATGCTTTTGCTATTTGGGAATCTCAAATGTACAGTATTTTTAATACTGGTGTACAAAGTATGCGAACTACTAGAAGAAAAAGAGTATTAACAGAAGCACAAATACATTTTGATTCTAGCACTACTGCATTTTCTAAAAATTTAGAAATACAAAGTGTTACTCCTAATATTTGGATGTCAACAGATTTATTAATTAAAGAAGAAACAGAAAGATTTAATAGAGCAGCTTTATTAGGAATCAAAGTAGATTTACCTAAACATCAAAAAGAAATAGAAGATAAGGTTTGGAAAAAAGTAGTGTCTGCTAATAAAAATTATGTAGATGATATGACTGGAAAACCAGAAGTTGATTACCAAGGAATTTATAATGAATTAAATTTATCAACTACAACTAAATATTTTGGAAAAGATTTGCCTTCTGATAAGAAAGAAGAATTATTAACTTGGTCAAAAACAAGGGCAACTGAACAAAAAACAATGAAAACTAATAATGATGCTCGTATTGATAATGAAAATAGCATTAATATAAATACTATATTAGGCAATTTAAGAGTAGATAAATACACAGCACCAGAAGGTTCTACTACAGAAGAATTTATAAAAAATTTAATAAATGATACTAAATTAACAGACAAAACAAAAGATTCTCACTTTAAAGAATTAAAACAAATTATTGATGATAAAAACGCAGGCAAAAGCAGGGGTTCTACACATGGAGATCCTGTTGCTTTAAATGAACATTTTGACCAAATAATAATGGGTAATTCAACTGATAATGTATTTATACAAAGAATTAATCAAGATGATAGATTGACTGCCAAAGGAAAAGAAATGCTTATTGGTTGGGCTAAAGATTACAATAAAAACAGAGATGTTTATAAAGACAAATTAGTTTCAAATTTTATGGATCAATTTGCAACAACAGATACTGGCTATCCACCAGAAATTATTGCTTATTTAAGAGCTGCAAAACCGCAAATTTATAATGAATTAAATGTAGTTTTAGCAGAAGGAGAAAAAGCAGGTATTAGTTATTATTCTATGCTAGGTGATAGTAATAGTAAAAATTATGTTGGATGGAAATTTTTAGAAGTTTATCAAAAATCTTTAATAGAAAATATAAAAAATGGAGATTTTAGTAAAGTAATGAAAGGAACAACAACAGCTCAAAATTATTTTGGTGCTAAAAGAAATGAAATATATAAAACATTCTTTGATGCCGACCCAACCATAGAAGGTAATCAATTAGCATTTATAGAAAACCCACCTGAATTAGATAAAAAGGGGAATATAATTAAACAAGGTTTAAAAACAACAGATACAAAATATGCTAGATTTACACAAAGATTATTAAATAAACCTCAACCGCCTAAAATTTTAATAAAAGAAGAAACAGGAAAAAAACAATCTATTGAAGAATACGCAGGAAGTGCTGCATATAAAAAATACCAAAAAGATTATAGAAAATGGGTTTATGAGGGTGATTTTAATAGTGACAAAATACCTATGATTAATAAATATTTTGGAACTACAGATATGCCCACATCTAAAATAAAAAAATAATATGGCTACAGTATTAGAATTAAGAAGGGCTGGTTATTCAGAAGAAGAAATTGCTTCTTGGGTAAATACAGAAAAAGACAATTTAACAAAAGCTGGTTATAACCAAGTAGAACAAAGTAATTATTTTGGTATTCCTTTTAAATCTAAATCAAATACCATGGATAGTCTAATAGGCCATCCAAATACACATGATATAGTTAGTCCTTTAGATGCAAATTTAAACTCTACTCAATTACAAGAAAAAGAACATGAGGGAACATTAAATGTTGATAATACCACTAAAGAAAAAAGAGATAATAAAATTATTCAATATGAAGAATTATTAAACAATAATATAAATTCTGAATTACAATCTAAAGATAATGTACCTTATAAATTTGACCAATTAGACAAAGAAGCATTTGTAAATAGAAATGCCATTAATTTAGACGTTAATGAAAAAATTTATGATAATAGAGGAGTTCCTGTTAGTGAAACATATTATAACAAGTTTACATTAAATAACGATTTAATAGATAAATATGCTGGTCATACTATAAATACATTACAGCATATATATGATGAAGTAGGTGTTCAAAAGAAAAGTTATAAAGCTGCAAGTTTTATGCTTAATAGTAGTTTAAAACATTTTGCTAAAGCATTAACTGGTAATGAGGCATGGGGAGCAAGAAGTTTCTCATGGGGTAATGGAGAATCTGGTATGTTTAGAATGTCAGAAAAACAAGTTCAAACTGGTTTAAATGCTTATATAGATATTTTAACTAAAAATAATGTTGATTCTTCAAAATTTCCTTATTGGATTGCTGAATTAAAAGATGACAAAGATATAAGTGGATTAACACCAGATGCACAAGTTGCATTATTTTTAGCTTATTTAAACAAACAAGAAGGGTTTGCAGATAGTTTTAAAAGTTTAATTAGCATGGATGAAAATAACACAGCAGCTACAGCTAATCTATTAATAAATAATTATTTAATACCTAAAGGAATAAAACCAGAAGAATTAGAAATGATTAAAAATAGACTGGTCAAAAATTTAAACCATGCTTCTGTATTTAGTGAAGAAAAATTTGAACAAACATCTATGCAATTACCTGCATTTGGAAAAGCAATGCCAGATTTTATATCTATGGCTGGTGATAATCTTATGGGTGAAGGAAGAAAAGACTCTTGGGAAAGAGGTGGTATGCAATCAGTATTAGAAATCTCTTACAGATTATATTCAGATTTACAAGAACAACAAAAAACTGGCCAACCATTAGACGTAGTAAAACTTGTAGAAGATTTTATGTCAGATGGACAAAGATGGGATAAAAGAGGTATAGCAGGTATTAGATCAATAGCACAAGATTTGCCTTTTTTTGCTATAGGTGGTGCTATTGGTGTAGGCAAAGCAGCAATATTAGCGGCTGCAACTGGTGGAGTTTCTATACCAGCAAGTCCTTTAATTATAACAGGTAGTGCATTTGCATTACATGGTGCTTTAAGACACTCATTAATAGAAACATATAGGCAAAATGAGGCAGAAACTTTTGAAGGATTTTGGGATATAGTTATGAGTGAAACAACAGCTAAAGTGTATGCTAAAGATTTTGCTTTAGGTGCTGGTGTAGCAGCAGGTGGTATAGTGGTAGGTAAAATAGCTGGGCCTATAATTAATAAATCTGGATTAGCAACTACTATTAAAAATAAAGCAGGAGAAATAATACAAAAAGGAACTCCATTTGGTGATTGGTTATTAAGCACATCTAAAGTATCTGGAGAAATTGCTGCGTTAGCTACAGTACCAGCTGTAATAAATACATTAGCTTCTGGAGCAGAATATGTACCTCCTAGAAAAGAAGATTTTGTAGATGCAGCAGTAGTTATATTTGGATTAAAAGCTGGTATGAGTGGTTCAAAAACTGCAATGTCCGCATCATCTAAATACATGAAAGACGGAATTGATAAATTGTATAGACTTTATTATCAAACAGGAAAATCGCCTAAAGAAATTTTAAAAGATACAGAAAAAAATGAAGCAACATTAACAGACATATTAGATACAAGTAAAGATATGCCATTTGAATATAGAGAACAACAACTAGCTATTATAAAAAAAATGAACGAAGCTGTTGGAAAAAATAATGAAAATAGAATTGACCATATACCTAAACCATTATTTTATACAGGCATAGAAGTTAAAATAGATGCTATAGGAAAAGAAAAAGGTAGAATTGTAGAAGTTGGTTATGAAGGTAAAGAACATATTTATTTAATTGAAAAAGAAAATGGTGAAAAATTTAAACTGGCTGAAAGTTTAGTAGAAAAATGGAAATCAGGTAAAGAAGTTGAGATATTTACAGACAGTAGAGAATTTGAATCCAAACAAACTAAAGGTGAATATGAACAAAAAATAGACTTAATAAAAGAAGACACCAAAATATTTGAAACAGCTCATAAAGACAGCCAAGCATTTGAAAATATAAGCGATAATAAATTTGTTTCAGATAAAAATGGTTTAATATCTTCTAATAGTATTATGATGTTTATAAACAAACATTATAAAAATTTAAACACAGAATTAAACAAAGTACAAAAAATAATTTCTAAGTTGCAAGACAAAAATATAACTGATTTAATTAAAGATTTTATACCCAAAGACACCAATGAACATAAAGTTAAATTGTTGTTTAAAATAAATAGAGATAATAAATTAGATGTTGAATTTGAAAGTCTAGTTGTAGATATTAATAACAAACCATTTACATTTGATTTGCACGCATATATGTCTTTAAAAAAATTAAATGACAATAAAGATGCTGTAGTAACAGGGCATTACGACACTGTAAATAGCAAATATAATTTAACAGGTGAAAAATACTCCGATTCTGGTGTTTTAATTTTTAGAAATGCTAAAGGAGAAATAACAGGTTTACTAATGTCTAATAAACCTAATCAAAAAGTTAATAATGAAGCTAATAAATTTAAACAAGAATTTGATTTAGGGGAAAAAGAATTTGCAGATACAACGTCTTCCAGCAAAGGAGGAGTTGGTAGAGATGCACCTAAATGGGATGATATAAATTTAGATAAAGATACAAATGTCTTTAGAGGATTGGAGTTATATGATCTTGTTAAAATGTTTAATGAATTATCGCAAGGAGATACCCCTACTGCTAGAAAATTTAGACAAATAAGAGGTGGAGTAACTTTTGGTAAGATGAAATTTTTTGAAGGTGAAAAAGGTACAATAGAAATAAACAAAGATTTAATAGATGCTACAAATAAAGATTATAGAAAAAATTTAGAAAGTATTTTAATGACTATGAGTCATGAATTAGGTCATTATATAGATTTTATTCCAGATGCTACTTTGTCTAGAGGTAATGTTTTAGGTCGTTTGGCTTCTTTAAAAAAATATATGAATGCTTGGATAGCTGGTAAAGAAGGTGGGGAAGGGCCATTTACAACTGCTGAAATGGCTAAATTAAGATATGAAGCGGAAAAAACAGCTAAAGCATTATTTAAAAAAACAGACAGCGAAATTAAAAGTCTAGGCTTTGAACCTAAAGATATATTAAAAATATTTTCAGATGCTAAAGCAAGAGAGTTGCTTGATCCTGCAGTATATGATGCTTACGCTAGAGCAAGTACAGAATTAAAAAAAGCTATTATTAAAGATGCTATGAAAGACAAATTGCATCCAGAAATTTTAAAAGTACTAAATTCTGGAAAATTAGATGGCAAAAACATAACATTAGAACAAAGAAAAAAATTAGATGAAATATTAAAAGCTACTATCCAAAAAGAAGTTATTAGAAGGGGATTGGTTGGTCAAGCAGAAGTAATGATAGAATTAAAAGCACTTACTCAAAAATGGAAACCTTTTAATGAAAGAGAAAATATAGCACATACAGAATATAGATATTTACCAAAAGAATTAATGGCAGATTTTATGATGTCATTCTTATTAAGACCCCGAGAAACGCAGGTAATTGCACCCATAGCTTTTAGAACTTGGATGAATTATATGCACAGAAAACCAGAAGTATTAAAAGTATGGGAAGAAACTCAAACAGAATTAAATTTACCTAAAGATCAAAAAAATGCCAACATTTTAAAAGACCAAGTAAATTCATACAGAGAAACAAGAATGAAAATATTTAACAAAGCACAAGAAGCAACAGGTATATCTGACACTTATGATTTTGTAAGAAGAAATGTAGATAGTGTGTTTTTTACTATTTTAAATTATTACAAAAGAGTACATGAAGGTAAATTATTTGGAAGTGAGTATATAGGAAGAACAGCTGCTAAAATATTTACTAAAGAAACTGGTGGAAAAAGATTTAAAGTAGCAGATAAAGAAAACGTAGAACTAGCAATAGAAAAATTAATATATCAAGATACTTATATAGAAAGAATACAAAATGCTTTATGGACAGAAGTGTTTAGACCTATGCAAGATTCTGGAATTAATAGAGATATTTTTGCAGCATATTTACAAAATAAATGGGTAGCTAAACCAGATGGGCCAAGAGCAAATGTTTTAAATCCCAAGGGTATAGAGGTTATAAAAGCAGGTGAGTTAGTAGCATTGCAAGAAAAAATGACACCAGAAATTAAACAACTGGCAGAAGCATTTTATCAATACAGAGAAAAATATGTAATAAAAGAATTAGAAAAGTCTGGCGTATTTGACGAAGCTACTTTGCAAATTATTAGAAATAATAGAGAATTTGTAACATTTCGTATTGAAGAATATGCTAGTTGGAAAAATGATTCATGGGTACAAGGTTTTGTTTTTAAAACAAAATATGGTACAGCTAAAGAAGTGGCTAATGTATTTGAAGCCACTATACTCAAAGATTGGCAATTATTACAAATAGCAGAAAGAAATTCTGTTGTTGGTACAATCAATAGATTTTTAATTAAATATAAAACTGATATAGAAAATTTTGAAAGAAAACAATTAAGAGTAACTTCTACATATCCTTTTATAAAAGTAAAACCTATTACTGAAAGAACAGTAGAATCAGCTAAATGGGATTTTTTAAATAAAAAATGGATTCCTGCAAATAAAGAAATGGATATTAGCAAGTTTAGTTTAATTCAATGGACTGAAAATGGCAAACCAAGGGCTGCTTATATGGGCAAAGAAGTGGCACATGGTTTTGATAAAATAAGTCAAGCATATGATAACATGGCTGCTACTAATTTTATATATGGTTTAAATGCACCATATCGTAAAATGTTTACGGAAATAAATCCTACATTTTGGTCTTACAATATTTTTAGAGATACAATGAGAACTATTATTAATTTACCTAAAACTACGGCATTTGATTTATTACATGGTGGAAAAAATAGTTTTGTTAAACAAATGGTAAAATCTTGGACACCAGCTTTTAGACAGGTAATGAAACGAGATGAATTAAGACAAGATAAAGATGCTGTTGAAATGCTAAACAACAGAACAGTTATAACATTATCTGAAAAATATAGATCAAGGGCTGGTGGTATCACAGAAGGAATGCCGTCTTGGATGAGTGGCGATGGAGTATTAAGAAGTATTATATTGTTAAAAAGAATACCTAAATGGAAAGAATTGAGCAAAACAGCATTGGATAAAGTTATTAGTTTTGCACATAAAGAAAAATCAATTAAAGATTTAACTAAAGCTGAAAGAGAATTAGCACCACATTTAAGAGATACTATTATAACTAAATTTGAAAATGATATGCAATCAGATAAATGGTTAAACAATGAAAGTGCTATACCGCCTTATTATAAATTAATAACAAGTGCAGAAAGAGTATCTAGAGTTTTTGAAAGAACAACAAAAATTGCAGCATTTAAACATTTAAACAAATTAAGAGATGAGGGTTTAATTGATTGGACAGATGCACAAATAAATTATGCAATAAGAAACTGGGCAGGCTCTCCTAATTTTTTAAGAAAAGGTAATGCTGCCACTTTGTATAATAATATATTTTTATTTGGTAATGCAGCTAAAGAAGAATGGAGAAGTGTAACAGAAGCAAAAAGATACCAAGATCAAGGGGTATGGTGGGCTAAATTTTTAACATACGGTGTAGCACCGCAAGTAATTTATAGGGCTGCTAAATATGGATATATGGGTCATGCAGCTCATTTGTATTTTAATTTAATTGGTAATGACATTCTAGCTAGTAATTATGTAGTGCCTTTAGGAATGATAAACGATCAAGGTGAATTTGAATTTGGGATGACACCAACAAATGGTAGTTTATACAAAGTGGTATATTTTCAATTTCCAAAAGATGAAATGGTAAAAATGTTTGGATCTGCGGCATATCATGGGTACAATGCATTATATGGAGAAATATCAGATAACCCTTTAAAAAATAATTTTCAAGAATTAATGAATAGTGTTATGCCTGCATTAGATGAAGCAACACCCAGTTTTTCTCCTTTTTTTGCAGCACTTAAAAATGCTTATAGTCAATTTGGTTTTGGAGATGCACCACAAGATCCATTTACAGGGTTAAATATATATCCTCAAAAACTGCAAGATATGACAGGTGTAGCTGGTCAATGGGAAAGATCAAAAGCATTTGGTAAATGGTTTTGGAATAATAGTGGTGGTATGATGTTTTATAAATTTGATAGTTATTATGATCCTTATAATTTAGATAATATAGTTATAGAAATTGAAAAAACATTAGGTATTCCTATAGTTGGTAAAACAGTAGGAAGATTTTTAAAAGTATCTAATCAAGGAATTACAGAAAAAGTATGGAAAGAACTTTCAGAAGGAAGACAAAAAGATAATCATTATTCTGCCGTGGCTGATCTGGCTGTTCAAAATTTATTATCTAATAAAAAGCTATCTAAATCACAAGAAGAAGCATTGGGTAAAGACAAGGGATGGATGAAAAGATATACTACAGCTTTAAACTACACATATGGTACAAAATTTATGCAGTATTTATTAACTTTAGAAGGTGACAATTTAACAAGAGCTTTAAGAAAAATGGCTGACATTGAGCAAGAATTAGATTATAATGTTCCCTTTATGATAAAACAATGATATTAAATAATTTATGACAATTTCAACAACAATAATCAAAAACAGTTACTCTGGCGATGCCAGTAACGATACTTTTGCGTATCAATTTAAAATATCTACTACAGCAGATATGGAGGTTATTATACGTTCTGCTGCTGGAACAGAAACAGTTAAAACATTAACAACTCATTACACCGTTACAGGTGCTGGTAGTTCAAGTGGTGGTAATGTAGTATTTGAAGCTGGTCATATACCATCTGCAACTGAAACAGTTATTTTAAGAAGATCAACTACATTTACACAAGCATTAGATTTGGTAGAAAACGATCCATTTACTGCTGATAGTGTGGAAAGTGCATTTGATAAAAATTTAGCTTTACTCCAAGAATTACAAGAACAAGCAGATAGATCATTAAAAATTTCAAGAACTAACACCATGACTTCTACAGAATTTACTGTAGGTGCAACAACTAGAGCAAATAAAATTTTAGCGTTTGACGCTGCTGGAGAAATTTCAGTTACACAAGAATTAGGTACTTTTAAAGGTAGTGATACAACAACAACCACAGCAGCTTATGTTGCGAGAGATATAAT